AGTTGGCATGGTTTTCCAGAACCACTAACTTGCCCTGAAGGTAAATATAGAAAAAGTTTAGCAGTTTATTATCTAACAGATCCTTCAGAAGAGACTGATCCAAGACCTAGAGCACTTTATGCTCCAACAAAAGAACAAGAAACAAATCCAGAAATTTTGAAACTTATTGAAGAAAGAGTGAAACTATGATTGATCACATTTATAATCAACCTCAGTTTGGTGAAGTTTGGTTTAATTATCCAAATCTTTATAAATCAATGGTTAGCAAATTTCCTTCTGGAAGTAAATTTGTTGAAATTGGTTCTTGGAAAGGAATGTCTTCTGCATATATGGCAGTAGAAATTGCTAACTCTGGAAAGGACATTGACTTTTATTGTGTTGATACTTGGGAAGGAAGTATTGAACATGAGCAGTATGGTATTGATACTTCCAATCTTTATGATACTTTTTTGGACAACATGACTCCTGTTCAAAAGTATTATAAGGCAATTCGTGCAAAATCACTTCAAGCAGTCAAACAATTTGAAGATAAAAGTTTAGACTTCATTTTTATCGATGCTTCTCATGAATATGAGGATGTTAGAGATGATATTATTGCTTGGTTACCAAAACTCAAAGAAGGTGGTGTAATTGCAGGACATGATTATATCAATAGCGATTTCCCTGGTGTCAAAAGAGCAGTTCATAAAATCTTACCTTCAGTCAATGTAACTGATACTTGTTGGATTTATGATACAAGTGAAGTAAATACCAAATTAAATTCAAAAGTATTCATTGTAACACCATCAAGAAGACCTTTTAATCTTGAGTTTATTAAACAGACCATTCCACAAGAATGTGAATGGGTTGTAGTATTTGATAGCACAGTTAAAAATGAGCACAATGTAGAAAATGCATCTGTAATTAAATCCAATACTACTGGTTTTTGGGGTAATCCAAATCGCAATGTTGGATTGGAATATATTAAAAATAATCTAAATCCAAGTGATAATGACTGGGTTTATATTCTGGACGATGATAATATTATTCATCCTAATTGGTGGAGTAACATCCAACAACATTTAAGTTCTAATGCTGCGATTATTACCTGGGGTCAGGTATGGGCAAATGAAAAACCAAGAACTGAACCAACTGATGTTCCTAAAATTGCTACAATTGATACTTCACAATACATGGTGAAGTGGAGCACTGCTAAAAATCTTCGTTTTGAACATATCTATGAAGCAGATGGAATTTATGCAGAGGAAGCAGCAAAACAAGGAATTGTTTTAAAATTGGATCAATATCTTGGGTACTATAATTTTCTTCGTTCTCATAAAACAGGACAAGAAATTCGTACAAATATTTGTATGATTTCAATGTTTAAAAACGAATCAAAAGGTATTCGTCGAATGCTTGAATCAGTTTGGAGACATATTGATTTTTATATTTTTCAAGACAATGGATCTACAGATGGAACTCCAGAAATTGTAGAAGAATTTTTTGCGGATAAAAATATTCCAGGATTCATTTATAAAGTAGAGGAAGGATGGGTTGGATTCGGTTGGAATCGGGATCACCTACTTCAAACAACTCTTCAGAATGATCATGGTTGTGATTGGATCATGAAGATGGATTGTGATGAATATTTAGAAGTTGATGATGATTTTGATTGGTCTTATTTCTACAATACAAACACTGAAAGTTTTCATGTTGCTGCAGTGAATCCTGGTTGCATTTATTATCGTGCTTGGATTTGGAATGCAAAACTACCATGGCACTTTCAACATGATCCTGCTCATGAAATCATTTATCTAGAAGACAAAGGTGATAACTTTCAAAGAGTAAACCTTCCCCGTGGTTTAAGGATGATTGGAACTAATGATGGTGAAAGTTATAATGTAAAAACAAAGTATATTTCAGATGCTTTAAAACTTGAAGAGAAAATGATTCGTGAAGAAACTATGCTTACAGATACTTATCATTTCTGGTACATTGCAAAATCATATCAAGATTGTTATCGAGGAGATTTTTATCCACTAGGAGAAGCACATTCCAAAGAATTCGCAAGGAGATTTATTTTTTATTTTGAAGAGTACTTGAAGTTTATGAATGCATCTGGTATTCATGAAATGTCTTATTTTTCTGCATTCTCTATTGGTCTTGGATATAAATTTCTTGGAGAAATTGATAAGGCAATTGAATGGTTCAAAAAGTCTGAAAGATATTGTCAAGTAAGAAATGAACATATTGTTTATCTGGCACAAACTTATTCTGAACTTGGTCAGTATGAAAAAATGCTGGAGCAAACTTCTATTTTGGTTGATCCAAATAGAAAACTTCCCTTCCCAGATTATTATTTCTTGATTGATACAAATCTCTATCAAGATAGTGGTACATATCCACAAGAACTCCATAACTATGCTCTATCAAAAGTAAACGAAGGTCAAAAAACAATCAATTCATTCTCAGTCAATGTATCAACAAAACCAAGACTTTGGATTGTTGATGACTTTTATGATAATCCGTATGCAGTCAGAGATTTTGCTCTTCAGCAAGAATTTGAGGAGAATCTTGATTATTATAAGGGTAATCGTTCAAAAGAGCAATACATTGTTCCTGGTACAAAAGAAGCATTTGAAAAAATTATTGGTAGAAAAATTACTAATTGGACTGAAACTCATGGAATGTGCGGAAGATTTCAATATTGCACTGCACAAGATGATCTTGTTTATCACTGTGATGGACAAACCTTAGCAGGAATGATTTACCTAACTCCTGATGCGCCTTTTTCATGCGGAACTTCTTTGTTTGCACATAAAAGAACTAGTCTAAGAAATGAAAATGATTTTGGAGATATTGATGTATTTGGTGAGACAGGTTTTTATGATCGCACCAAGTTTGAACTTGTAGATACTGCAGGAAACGTTTTCAATCGTCTTGTTTTATTTGACGCTAAATGTATTCATTCAGCAAATGAGTACTTTGGAACTGACCTAACTAATAGCAGATTATTCCACTTATTCTTCTTTGATTGAAATGAAATTTAGTCTTATTACTCCTTCTCATCGTTATCAAACTTATTTTGATGAACTGTACTCAAGCATTGTAGCACAAACATATTCAAATTGGGAATGGATTGTTTATCTTAATGGAGAATTTAAAAAAGATCAACTTTCCGAAGAAATTTTAAATGACGAACGAGTTAAAATTTTTGAAGTATATGATGGCAATACAAATATTGGATATGTAAAAAATAAAGCATTTTTTCTAGGCACAGGGGATATTTTAGTTGAAGTTGATCATGATGATATTCTAACAACTGACTGTTTAGAAGAACTTGCAAAAGCATTTGAAGAAAATCCAGATTGTGGATTTGTTTATTCTAATAATGCGACATATCACATGGAAGATAAGTTTATTCCTTATGGATCAGTATATGGATGGACTCATAAAGAATACGAGTGGAATGGAAAAAAACTTACCGCAATGAACTCTTTTGATCCATCAAGTCATTCAGTTTCTTATATTTGGTATGCACCTGATCATATTCGAGCATGGAGAAAAGAAGTATATAAAAAAATTGAGGGTCATAATGTAAATTTATCAATTTGCGATGATCATGAATTACTAATTCGCACTTATCTTGAAACTAAGTTTTATCATATTCAAAAAACTCTTTATATCTACAGAATTACTGGTGATAATAGTTGGTTGGAAAGAAATGAAGCGATTCAGATTAAAACAAAAGAACTTCACAATCAATATGCACAAGTTTTAGCAGAAAGAGATGCAGATTTAAAAGGTTTGATGAAGATTGATATTGGTGGTGGATTATTTCCAAGAGCAGGATATACAACAATTGACCAAGAAGATGCTGATATTATTTGTAATTTGGACGATGGTATACCACTAGAAGACAATAGTGTTGGAGTAATCAATGCATCTCATGTAATTGAACACCTTAAGGATCCTATCAAAACAATGAGAGAAATTCATCGTGTTTTGGCACATGGTGGTTGGGCATTTATAGAAGTTCCTTCAACTGATGGTAGAGGTGCTTGGCAAGATCCAACACATGTTTCTTATTGGAATCAAAATTCTTTTTGGTATTACACTAAAAAATCTCATGCACAATTTATTCGTAATAAAGATATTAAGTTTTCTTGTTTAAGACTTGAAACTAACTGGTGGGAACATCATATCGCAGTTGTCAATACTCATCTTGTTGCAGTGAAGGATGGTGTAAGATATCCAGGACCTATTGAGATGTAATTTGACATGATTAGTTGATTGTGTCTATAATTTTCCTTGTCAAAGTTGAAAGTTGAATTAATTTATAAATAATAACTGTAAAGCCGAGTGGAGACACGAAGATGGTGAAGAGAAACCTTATTCATTTACAATGGGGAGGTGAATAATGGCAATTCAAATTTCAGGAACAACTGTCATTAATGATCAAAAAGAACTCTCAAGTGGATTAGCATCTGCTTATGATACTGTAACAGTATCAGCAACTGGAGGAACTATTACTAATAGAACTGTTTATTGTGTGACTGCTGCTGGACAAACTATTACTTTACCTGCATCACCATCTGCTGGCAATGAAGTTGTTATTATTAACGGTGGTAATATTACAAATACAGTAATAGCAAGAAATGGTCAAAATATTATGGGTCTTGCAGAAAATATGACTTTAGATAAAGCATATGCTGCAATGACATTTATTTTTACAGACGCAACAAGAGGTTGGAGGATCATCTAAATGAGTTTATTAAGTCAATTTTTTCCATCTGGTGGTGGAGTAACTAAAATAGACTTCCTTCTTATAGGAGGAGGAGGTGGTGGCGGCGCTTCTGGTGGATATCCAGGTTGTATGCAAGAGATAGGCCTTGGTGGTGGTGGCGGCGGCGGTCAAGTTGTTATTGGAGAAGATTATGAAACAACTCCAGGAATAACTTATTCAATTACAATTGGTGCCGGTGGTGCCGGTGGTGGATTTTATTTTCCACCATCTTTTTTTGCAGCACCGCCGGTACCAACACCCTGCTATGCTATCAATAAATCTATGAAACGGGGAAGTGATGGTGGAGATACTTTTCTAGGATCTATAAGAGCTCTAGGCGGTGGTGGTGGTGGTTCAGGTTTTTCTTGTGTCCTATGTTGTGAAGAACATTCATTTAAAGGGAGGAATTATGGAACTGGTGGAGGTGCTGGGGCATGTAGTGATGCTAACGTTAATACAAGTTCACCCGATCAAGGGAATGCTATTGCAAATTATTCTATTGGACAAACTATCAAGTTAGGAACAGTCGGACAAAGAGTTGAAAAATCAGATTGTTGGGAAAGCATTTATGCATCAGTTTGTTGGTATAAAGGTGTTAGTGGTGGTGGTGGCAACGCATCGGGAGCACAAAGTGGTGGTACTGGATATATTGAGTTGAAAACACCATTTGTAAATAGTATCAATTGCTGCTGTATATATCAGAATTTTACAAAAGTTTACGAATGTTCTTTTTCCTGCATTCAAACTTGGATACCAAACAAATGGTGTGGATATTTATCAGGTGGGGCTTCAGCAGTATCTGAGTCAGCAACCAAAAGAGCTTCTCATCAATATAGTTATCATGGTGTTGATGGATACCTAACTAATATTGAAGGCGCTGAGTCCTATTATGGTGGTGGTGGTAGTGTAGCATGGTCCCTAATATATTTTGATAATCTATATCATGGAGTTGCTATGGATCCTTCAAATCCATGTTGGCCTTATTTTAGCAATTATAACTGTTATGCATGTCCATATGGAGGACAAGGTGGTGGAGCTACTATTAAAGCAAATACTGTAAGACCAAGTAATCCATACTGGACAACTAGTACTTGTGGGGTTCCACTTGGTTACCCTTATTGTTGCTTACTTAGTGGCAGAGTTTTATACAATGGTGAATCTGGTTTAGGTGGTGGTGGAGCAGCTCACTACATCCATGCTCAACCAAATACTGGACCTGTTTTCCCTGGTTATAGTCAATGTGCATATTGTGGAACTAATGGTGGGTCTGGAGTTGTTATAATTAGATATCCAACAAATTTTTCTGCTGCAACTGTAACTGGAAATACACCAACAACACCACAATCGGGATATCATGTTTAT